CGCCCACGCCACGAACGCGGCCCTGGTGGTGGAAAGGTGTCCCGATCCAGTTGCGCGCCTCTGCGATGATCCTGGCGCGAATCATGAGCCGCCCGCCTGCACCATCTCATCGAGACCGGGCACGTAAGGCTCGCCGCGGAAGTTGATCCCGTTCGTCCAGCGCCCGACGCAGTCCTCGACGAACCGCTTCCCGCAGCCCGGGGAGATGGTGAACGTGTTCCCGACCTGAATCACGAACGGGGTGGGCAGCTCGAGCGACACCACGCCGCCGCTCGCGAAGGCTGATACCTCGAACGCCCGGCCGATGTTGTCGCCGCTGGTGAAGGTCACGAGCCCGAGGCGGAAGTAGTTTGCGGCCTGCGTCAGTGCTGTCGCAGTGAACTGGCGATCGCTCTGCACGCTCGTCACGGTGGCCGACACGGTCAACGGGCCGAGTGCGACGCCGCACCGGGCGTCGCCGAACTTCGCGCGGCAGGTTGCCGAGTAGATCTGCCCCACCTGCTGCTGCACCTGCTGAGCCAGGCCGCGCAGCTCGGCGGTGAACTGCCCGCGCTGCACGCGCACCTCTCCGACGGTGCCGACCTGCTGCACGAGCGCGCCCTGCGACAGGTCTGCCCAGTTCACGATCTGGATCGTGATGCGCGCAAAGTCCCACCGCCCCGATTGCAGGTCCGTCTCGGTGATCGATGGCGACGCCAGCACGCCGTCGAGCTCGAGGTTGTCGGCCGCGAGATCCGCGTTGCTGGCGATCGCTGTCGGCGAGAACCCCGCCGAGGCTTCGTAGGTGAGCCCGTCGAGCACGATGTCGCGATCGTGCGAGGTGAAGCCGAGGATCGAGCCGTCGGTCAGCTCTGCGCGCCAGCAGGTCGCGAGGCTGGTCTGCTGCTGCGCGAGATGCGCATCCAGCGCCGGGCTAATTGCCTTCATCACGCACCTCGACCAGCGGAATACTCGACCACGAGTAGAGGTTGGGCGCGATGATCTGCCCGACCAGCTGGTCGGTGTCAAAGCGCATCGGGACATCGAACTGCCCCGACCATGCGAACGTGTCGGTGGACTGCGCGAACTTGCGCCCGGTGGCATTGCTGCCCGCGTTCGCGATCGTCTTGCCGGCGGTGTTCGTCGCCAGCACGAACGCCGAGCCGACCACACTGTTGATGAGGTGCGACCGGCTGTTCAGCAGGTTCGCGTCGACGCCGGTGAAGTTGTCCAGGTAGAGCCGCTGCCCGGCGACGAGCGCGCCGGGGTTACTCGCGAGCGTCACGCTGGTCGTCGCGCCGAGGGTAAACGCCGTCACCAGGGCTGACGCATCGTTCACGAAGGTCACGATGCCGGTCGCGAGGTTGACCGAGATATTGCCCGGGCTCGCGCCGAACGAGACCGGCGAGCCGTTGCGGGTAACCGCGACTTGCCCGGACAGCGGCCGCGTGATCGGCCGGTCGTAGTGCTGGCCTGCGGTCGTGTACCGCTTGACCAGCTGATAGCCTGGCCCACCGTCGCCGACGCCCGTGCCCAGACGACCCGCGGACGCATCGACGCGATAGTCGGTCCAGTCCTTGACCCGGAACGCATTCGCACGCCCGGCCGCCAGGTTGAAGAACGCCTGCACCACTGCGAAGTCTTCCGGCGTCTTCACATTCTGCGATACGTCCGCAGAGATGCGGGCGTATTGCCAGACGCGGTTTCGCGACTCGTGGCCGCTGTTGACCACCACCAGATCGGTCTTGAACAGCGGGCCGAACTGCGCGCCATAGGCGATTCGGTCGGGGAATCGAACGTCGAGGAAAGCCATGTCACATATTCCTCTGGCCGGAGGCGATCGCCATCGCCATCTTCGCGGCGATCTGCCCGGACGACGAGCGGAAGCTGTTCGCGTCCGGCGTGCTGATGTTGAACACGATGCTGCCGCCGCCCATGCCTGCGCGATTCTGGGCGGCCGGGATGATGCGCTCGCCCTGGTGAATCAGCGCAAGCCCGGTGCGCGGCACATAGTCGGTACCGACGGCGAAGCTGGGGATAAGACCGGACAGGAAACTGCCGATGCCAGAAGCTGCACTGCCGCCCCCGCCGCCCATCATTCCGCCCAGCAGCCCTTGGATGCCGTCGAACAACGGCTCGGTGATGAGCTTGCGCGTGCCCAGCTTCAGCAGGTCCGACTCCAGCCCCTTGAGGATGTCGCGGAACGATTTCGACCCGCCAATCGCCGCCTCGAACGCCGAGGTGAACGTGAGCCCGATATCGCGCGCAACGCGGTCGGATTCCTGCGCGGCCTTGCCGTTGTTTTTCAGCGCCTCTGCGAGCCGGTTGGTCTCAGCGATCGCCTCGCGATCATTCAGCAGCCCGCGCTCTTGCAGCTCGGCCACGCGCTCGAGCGCGCGGATGTATTCGCGCGTGGGGTCGAGCCGGTCCTTGATCGCCTCGGCTTCGCGCTGCAGGCTGTCGGCAGCGCGCTCCCCCTCCTGCTCGGCCAGCTCGATGCGCAGCTGCTGGGCGAGCGCGAGGTCGGCATAGAAGTCGAGCAGCGCCTGCTGCTGGCGATCGGCGTCGGCGTTGAATGTCGATTCGTTCGCGTCCTGCAGTGCGATGCGGCGCGCTGCGGCCTGCGCCATCAGGTCGTCGAGAGACAGACCGCCGGAGGCCCGACCACCCGCACCTGCAGCGCGCGGCGGCGCTAGGGCGCGCAGCAGTGCCGCTGGGTCAGGTGCGCGGCCAGCGGGAAGGTCTGGCCCCATTCCGGGGCGACCGATCGTGCCTGATGCGACGTTTCCCGGGTTTTCGCGACCCGCGTAGAACTGGAACTGCGCAGCGGCACGCCGATCGAAGAAGCCGCCGCCGCCGGTGAACAGGTTCTCGACACCCCCGAACGCGGAGATGACCAGCTTGTCGATCTCGCGCAGGGTCTGCACGAACAGCCCGCCCCGCTCCCGCGCGACCACGAGGTTGTCGCTGATGGTCGTGAGACTCGGCAGCAGCGCATTGGCGAAACCCACGCCGAGCGCGCGGGCGGACTGCCCGAGCTTCGTCAGGTTGTCGTTGAACGCCTCGGCGTCAGCGGCGAGCTTGCCGCTGATGAGCGACCCGTACCGCTCGGCTGCCGCCCGCGCCTGGTCGAGCGCACCCGCGCCGCCGTTGAGCAGCGGGATCAGCTTCTCGCCGGCGCGCCCGAAGATCTCGGTGGCCACCGCGGCCTTCGTGGCGCCGTCGGGCAGCTTGTTGAAGGCTTCCGAGATCCCGCGCAGCGCCACCTCGGCGCCCTTGGTCGCGTCGACGCCCAGTGCCTTGAAGATCTGCGCGGTCTTCGACGTGCCGTCCTGCGCCTCGACCAGCGCCAGGTTGAGCTTCCGGATGCCGCCGGTGAACTCCTCGGTCGTCACATCGGCCAGCTCGGCCGCGTTCTGGATCGCCGACAACGACTCGACCGTGATGCCGGTGCGCTGCGAGAGCTTGTTGAGCTCGTCGGCGAGGTTGACGGTCGAGCGCACCATCGCGCCCAGCGACCCGACGAACCCGCCCGCAACGATGCCGCCCAGCACGGACGACAGCGCAGTGGCCGACTGCTGGAGCTTGCCCAGCCCGGCCGTGGCCTGGCCGAACACCGCGCTGAACTTGTCCTGCGCGGAGATGACGATCGAAGCTTCGGTAGCCATGCTCAGCCTTTCGACAACGCGAAGCGAATCTGCCGCTCGAACTCAACGGCGAACCGCTCGCGCGCCAGTCGCTCCTGAGCGTTCAGGATGCGGGGCTGCACGAACAGCGCCGGGACCCCCGGAGCGAACAGCTGGGCGATCGGCAGGTCGGGCACGTCGCCGCGCTTCAGGCGGTTGCGTCGCCGCTGCACCTGGTCATACATGGCCGCGCGCCAGTCGGGCGTGCGCATGCGTACCGCGCCCGAGGACGTGATAAACGCCCCCGGCACCTGAATCGATCGAGACCCCATGCGGAAGGTCACGCCGGTTGCGGTCTGCCGCGGCCGGAATGCGGACAGCGGGATCCGCCGGCGGCCGTTGGCCTGCAGAACGGCCCGGAGCGAATCGCGCCGGGCGTTGGTCTGGCGGATGGCCTTTCGCACCTGCCCGACCTTGATCGCCCCGCCCAGCTCGCGGCTGATCTCGCGCGACGCGCTGGCCCGAACCGTGGTCGCGGTGCGATTGAGCGCGCGGGCGATCGCGGTGTTCGTGATCTCGGCGCGCACGCCGGCCAGCCGTACCGCGGCCAGCGAGAGATTGTCGTTGACCGAGACCGTCAGCATGAGCCCGATTCCTGTGCGTCGCGGATCGCAACCATCGCCTCGACGACCGCCCCGATGTCGTCGACGTCGTAGAGCGCGACGTACACCGGCAGCCGCTCCGGGCGCCAGCCGCCGATGAAGTTCCAGCAGTGCAGTGCGCGCGCCTGAAGTTCGTCGGGCGCACCCGGGGCCTCGACGAGGTCCCCGAAGCCACCGACGGCGAACCGGGCCGCCTCTCGGCGAGACCGGTCCCACTCGACGCGCGCGCTCAGTTTTTTCGAGCGGCCTCGATCCGGGCGTTGCGCTCGGACACGCGCGCGACCAGCGCCTCGGTCAGCGCCCGGCCGATCTCCGGCTGCGCGTCGAGGAGCAGCGGGACCAGCACCGGCACGTAATCCACCGTCTCGTACTCGACCGATTCATCGGGCAGCAGGTCGCCGGTGGTCACGCCCTGCCAGCCGATGATGGCCCGCTCGACCACGGCGCGCTGCATGAGCGCGAGCGCGACCTGCTGCATGCGCTCCTCGCCCCCGCCCGCGCGCAGGATCTCGACCTGCGTTTCGTGCTGGGTCGGGATGCGCAGGCGGAACCTGCGCTCCCCGACCGCATGCTCGAACTCGCGGGCCGCGGCGGCGCGCCGCTGGATGTCCGCGATGTCCATCAGGTCGCGTACGGCGTGGCGTCAACGCTGAAGGCCACATCGATCGCGTGCGTGACCGGCGCGTCACGCGCGACGTTCGGCACCTCGGCGAGCGTCCAGTAGCCGTTGCAGACCGTGCGGTTGCCCGACGGCAGTACGACTCGGAAGCCGACCGGGATACCGCCGGCCTGCGCGGCCCGCACCGCCGCCCACCAGGACAGCGCCGGATCGAAGAACGCGGTCATCGCGACGACGTACGGGTTGCGCGTGGTCGGGATCTGCTTCTGGATCAGGTCGTCGATCGCGGTGGTGTCGGCGTACTGCTGATCGCCACCGCTGATCGTGATCGACTGCAGCTGCGACAGGTTCGTCCACGCCGTGATGCGGCGCACGGTACCGGTGCCACCGAGCGCCGGGTATGCGGTGGTGCTCGTGGTGTTCAAACCCTCGAGCGTCACGTCGTTGGTCGAGACCGCCGACACCCGGAACAGACGACCCTGGATCCGGCCCCAGCCCGAGGTGGTGACCTCGACGAACTCGCCGACCACCACGCCGTGCGCAGCAGCCAGCGTGGCCACCGCCGGGTTCGCGTTGCTGATTGCGGTCATGTTGACCGCTGCTCCGTAGGTCGAGGCGATCGCTACGGTCGCCCCCGTGGAAATGCTGATTGCCATGTGACTCTCCTATGCGTGAGCGTCGGGGACGCCTGCGGTTGTGAAATACATCGCCTGCACCGGCAGGATGAGCATCGCCACCAGGCGATCACCTTGCTCGGAACTCTCGGTTTCGATCGAGCCGCTCAGGTAGAACGGCACCTGCCGGCCGGCCACGGTCAACGGCGCGGCCAGCGCGATCTCGATTTCCTCAACGATCTGGTAGGTAGCCAGCCCGAGGTCGGCCGCCCCTGAGGTTTTCTCGACACACGCGATCACCTCGAAGGTCGCGGTGCGCTCGTAGATCGACTGCCCGAGCACGGCCGGGGCGATCTCCTCGCGCGGGGTGAGCAGCACCAGGCCGGGCAGCTGGCCGCTGAACAGCAGCGCGTCGTCGCGCGTGTGCGCGGTGTAGACCCGGCCGCCGGTGGTGGCCAGGCCGGTGAGTGCGGTACGCAGCGCGTCGCGCGCTGCGATTGTGAAATGCGGCATCAGCTGCGCTCCAGCTGCAGCACGGTGACGCCGGTGCCGTCGGCCTCGATGTCGCGCACGGTGTAGGCCACACCGCGCACCACCACGGCCGCCCCTCGGGCGACCGTGGATACGTCTGCACTCTGCACCCAGAGTGCGGGGTCACTGGCGGACACGATGCCACCGACGCGCGCGTAGGTGTTGTCGAAGATCGCCCGCTTTGACGCGCCGGCAATGGTCACGACCTCGGCGAAGTCGTCCGAGGCGAACCACTCCGAAACGTCGTCCGTGTAGGGCATCGCGCAGCGCCTACTTGCCCGGCTGCTTCTCGGCCTTCTCGGCCTTTTCGGCCGGCGCGGCCTCGCCCGGGGTGGTGTCGATGACCGCGCGTTCGTACTTGCCGTCGTCGTCTTTCTTGACGTACACGCCACGGCCGGAGGCCACGACGAGCCCGGCGGTGTTGTCGTCGACGTCGGCAACGGTGCCGACGAACAGGGTCTTCATCTGGCCCTCGACGTCGGAGGGGACCAGCACGTTGTCGTTGATCTGGATGCGTTTCATGTTCGGGTGTCCTTGTTGATGGGTGGGCACAACCTCCGGCGCTGCGGGGAATGCAGCGCCGGAGTACTGCAGCACTACGGTGAGACCTGCCGACCGATCAGGTCGTCAGCGCGTCGAGCATTGCGGAGAACGACTGCGCGCGACGCACCGCGATGTCGATCGTCTGGTACACGTGCATCCGCACGATCCGGTTCGCGGCCTGGGTGACTTCGTCCGGCAGGATCTCCGCCGTGCCCCACTCGCCGATCAGCAGATCGTTCCAGTTGCCGAAGAAGATCGCCGAGCAGACCGCGCCCGAGGATCCTTTCACCAGCGTGTTCGCGACGTTGTTCGACACGCCGGCCCGGTAGCCATTGAGCGAGCCGTACAGCGCCGCATCGTCGCCGGCCATCGGCGGCATCCAGATCTCCTGACCGTTCGTCGAGGCGAACTTCTGGGTGCGCTTGAGACGACCCCGCACGCGGGTGTTCGTGAGGTAGCCCACGGCGTTCACTGCCGCGTTGTTGTTGGCCACCGCCGACTCGAGGTCGACGATGTTGTCCCACGTCGGCGCGAGGCCGTTGGTGCCGCCAGCCACCGAGCCGATACCCGCCGTGGCTGCGAGGCCGGTCGGCTGGTTCGACGCGCCGGTGCCGTGCAGCGCGATCTGATCGAGCTGAGTTGCCATCGACTCGATCAGGTCCATCCGCACGAGGCCCTCGACGGCCGGGGTGCCCTGCAGGAGCAGGTCACGGGTCACGTCCTGGATGCCGTGGGCGGTCTTGGGCGACAGGGTCACCTGCGCGAAGGTCGCATCCGACTCGGTCGCTGCACCGGCCTGCGCCACGAACCCGATGGTCACGGACGCGGTCTGGCGCGGGATTGCGACGTTGCCCACCAGGCCGCCCAGCACACGGGCGCCCATGCGGCGCACGAGCGAGGCGTTGCGCAGCAGCGTGATGAAGTCGGCCGCCAGCAGGTCGGTGGCCACCATCGCGCCACCGGCACCGGTGGTCGAGGTCGACAGATCCCGCTGGGCGCCGATCACGCGGTCACCGATCATCAGGTGGCCGTCGACCGAGCGCACGCCGGGGACCTGCGAGGCGAGCACGTCGTAGGGCAGGAAGTTGCCCTTGCCGCGCGAGTGCTGGCCAGCCTTCTCCAGCGCCTCGCGCACCGCCTTCGCGCACTCGTGCTCGAACGGGGCGACGCTGCTGTCCTTGTCGATCAGGCTGCGGTAGTAGCGCGCGACCGAGAACTGACGCACCTCGCGCGCCGACAGGTCGATCTGGGCCGCGGGGCTCTGCAGCGGCTTGTCGCTGCCGCGCTTGTGCAGCTCGTCGAGCATCAGGCCGCGGAACAGCTCGAGGCTGGTGCCCTTGTGGATGTGCTCCTCGGCGATCTGGCGCATGTTGTGCCGGGTGCCGAGCTCGAGGATGCCGGCGGCGCGCTCGCGCTCGGTTTTCTGGGCCGCTTCGCGGGCTGCGGTTTCGGCGACGACGATGTCGCCTGCGGTGATTTCGGGCATTGCTTTCTCCTTGAGTTTCACGGGTTTCGCTACGGCCGGAACGACGGCCGGCGGATTGAGTTCCAGCCCACCCTCGCGCCCGACGCCGACGGTCATGTCGGCAGGGATCGAGACCAGGCTCACTTCGAGCGGCTGCCAGTCGGTCACGCGGTACGTCTTCACCTCGCCCTCTTGCTTCACCAGCTCGAGTTCGCGGATTTCGTAGCCGACGCTCACGTTGACGCGCACGCCATCCAGCACGTCCTGCCATTCCTGCTGAGCACGCGCGTTCTTTCCGAATCGCACGCTTGCCAGACCTCGCCGGTCTGTCCCCAGCTCGGCGCTCAGGACCACGCCGATCTGCTGCCTCGTGTCATGGTCGGCCAGCAGCGGTGCCCGCCCTGAACCGACCCAGTTGATATCCACTTCGCCACGCTTGTGGCCGAGCACCTCGATGCCCCACCAGCGTTCGTACGGCTCCTCGCTGCGCCAGGGCGCGCTCGAAGATCGCGACACCTACGAGTCGATCCAGCACACCTACATCGACGAAGTCGCGACCCCGATGTTCGAGGCCTGGCTGCGCATGGCGCT